TAATGGTTGATTAAAGCTATCTCCAAATGTTAGTTTTACTAAATCAATATTATTTCTAATAAAAAATTCAACTTGATCAATATTTTCAAATACTAAATTTTTATATTGTATTATTTTATTAATTGGTTGATTAATAATTAATTGTTCATTTAATTCTTCTGGTATATTTGCAATAATTTCATCAATACTATTAAAAGGAGCTTGTTCAGCTGCTAACTGCTGTAAAGATTTAACTGTACCTCCATGTTTTAATTCTAAATATTTACTTTTATATTTAACATATTTATTTTTTAACATTATATTAAAAATATTATACATTTTATTTTTAATATAATGTTTTATTTTTAATATAATGTTTTATTTATCTCTGAAACACACCAACGGCTATAAACGGCTCTTTAACGGAAACCCCGATATAAAACCCGTGTGCCCGCCCAAATCTAACGGCTATATATACTATGTATATATAAGACCCCGCGCGGGGACAATATGCGCAAGTGCTTTTTCAAAGCCTTTTATCCGTTATAATAGCCGTTAATATAGCCGTTGGCGTATTACAATCTCCTAATAATTCTCAAAGTTAATCCAGCTAATGGTTCTAATGGTTGATTAAAGTGCCAGCCAAATTCTAATTCTTTCAAAGAAGTTAATCTAGCTAATGGTACTATTGATTGATTAAAATTATTTCCAAATGTTAGTTTTACCAAAGAAGTTAATCCAGCTAATGGTCCTATTGGTTGATTAAAATGGTATCTAAATGTTAGTTTTACCAAAGAAGTTAATCCAGCTAATTGATCTATTGATTGATTAAAGTTACGTCCAAATATTAGTTCTCTCAATAAACTTAATCCGGCTAATGGTTCTAATGGTTGATTAAAGAGAGATCCAAATGTTAGTTCTCTCAAAGAAGTTAATCCAGCTAATTGATCTATTGGTTCATTAAAGCTATCTCCAAATGTTAGTTTTTCTAAGTTTATTAATCCAGCTAATGGTCCTATTTGTTGATTAAACTCCTCGCCAAATGTTAGTTTTACCAAAGAAGTTAATCCAGCTAATTGATCTATTGATTGATTAAAGTTACGTCCAAATGTTAATTCTCTCAAAGAAGTTAATCCAGCTAATGGATCTATTGATTGATTAAAATTATTTCCAAATGTTAGTTTTACCAAAGAAGTTAATCCAGCTAATTGATCTATTGGTTGATTAAACCTAAATTTAAATGTTAGTTTTTCTAAGTTTATTAATCTAGCTAATAGTCCTATTGGTTGATTAAAGAGAAATCCAAATGTTAGTTCTGTTAAAGATGTTAATCCAGCTAATGGTCCTATTAGTTCATTAAACCTATCTCCAAATGTTAGTTTTCTCAAAGAACTTAATCCAGCTAATGGATCTATTGATTGATTAAAATACTCGCCAAATTTTAGTTCTTCCAAGTTTATTAATCCAGCTAATTGATCTATTGGTTGATTAAAATCCCTACCAAATGTTAGTTCTTCCAAGTTTATTAATTCAGCTAATGGATTTAATGGTTGATTAAAATCGTATCCAAATGTTAGTTTTACCAAGGAAGTTAATCCAGCTAATGGTCCTATTTGTTGATTAAATCTACGTCCAAATATTAGTTCTCTCAATAAACTTAATCCAGCTAATTGATCTATTGGTTCATTAAAGCTATCTCCAAATGTTAGTTTTACCAAAGAAGTTAATCCAGCTAATTGATCTATTGATTGATTAAAGTTACGTCCAAATATTAGTTCTCTCAATAAACTTAATCCAGCTAATGGATCTATTGATTGATTAAAATTATTTCCAAATGTTAATTCTCTCAAAGAAGTTAATTCAGCTAATTGATCTATTGGTTGATTAAAGCTAAATTCAAATGTTAGTTTTTCTAAGTTTATTAATCCAGCTAATTGATCTATTGGTTGATTAAAGTTATATCCAAATGTTAATTCTCTCAAAGAAGTTAATCCAGCTAATGGTCCTATTGGTTGATTAAAATCCCTACCAAATGTTAATTCTCTCAAGGAAGTTAATCCAGCTAATTGATCTATTGATTGATTAAAGTTACGTCCAAATGTTAATTCTCTCAAAGAAGTTAATTCAGCTAATGATCCTATTGATTGATTAAAGTTATCTCCAAATGTTAATTCTCTCAAGGAAGTTAATCCAGCTAATTGATCTATTGGTTGATTAAAGCTAAATTCAAATGTTAGTTTTTCCAAGTTTATTAATCCAGCTAATGGATTTAATGGTTGATTAAAATCGTAACCAAATGTTAATTCTCTCAAAAAAGTTAATCTATTTAATGAAAGATCTAATGGTTGATTAAAGCTAGATCCAAATGTTAGTTTTACTAAATCAATATTATTTCTAATAAAAAATTCAACTTGATTAATATTTTCAAATACTAAATTTTTATATTGTATTATTTTATTAATTGGTTGATTAATAATTAATTGTTCATTAATAGTTAATTCTTGTAAATATGCAATAATTTCATCAATACTATTAAAAGGAGCTTGTTCAGCTGCTAACTGTTGTAAAGATTTAACTGTACCTCCATGTTTTAATTCTAAATATTTACTTTTGTATTTAACATATTTATTTTTTAACATTATATTAAAAATATTATACATTTTATTTTTAATATAATGTTTTATTTATTTTATTAGTCCATAAGTTAAAACTTTCAAGTGCATTTGGTAAATTGATTTTTTTAAGTTTTATCTGTCTTTCATCTATATCTTTTTTTATTTCATCATAAATAAATTCATCATCAAATCCAATATTTTTTGCATCTGTTCTAGTATTTGCATAATAAATATCTGTTATTCTAGACCAATAAATAGCAGATAAACACATAGGACATGGTTCACAACTTGTAAATAGTTTATATCCAGATAGATCAAATGTACCTAATTTTTCACATGCTTTTCTAATAGTAACAATTTCAGCATGAGCAGTTGGATCATTAGAAGTTGTTACCATATTATGACCAGAGGATATTTCATTAAAGCAACTATCAGTAATTACACAACCAAATGGTCCACTATTTTTTTCAATACTAAGGGTTGCTAAATCACATGCTTTTTCGAGTAATTTACTTTCCATATAATTATTAATAATTATTATATGTTTAAATATTTGTTTTTTTGTTACAGGATAAATTAATGAATTGTTCAAATCTACCAACACCATCTGAAGAACAAAGTAAAATTGTTACTTCACTTTTATCTAAATCTAATGTTCTTGTTAGTGCAGTTGCTGGTTCAGGAAAAACAACTACTGTAGGATTTATTGGTCAGGCTTGTGTAGAAGCAAATATTTTACTACTCACATATAATCGCAAGTTGAAACATGAAACAAAGACAAGACTTAAGAGCTATAAAATAAAAAATATTCAGGTTCATAACTATCATTCTTTCTGTTTTAATTACTGGGATGTGCTTGGTTCCACTGATCAAATTATTCATGAGGTTCTTAGCTCATCAAGTTTAGATTCAAATCCAATATTTTCATATGATTTAATTATTATAGATGAAGCACAAGATATGACTGAACTATACTATTTGTTAGTTGCTCATATAGTCAAGTGCAGTAAGTTTGTTCCAAAGTTTTGTATACTAGGAGATCCTAACCAAACTATTTATGGATTTAATGGTGCGGATTCTCGGTATCTAACTAAAGCTTCTGAACTTTTTGACTGGAATGGATATCCATGGATAACCCATAGTCTATCTACCTCTTATAGATTAACACCTAGGTTAACAGATTTTATGAATAATATAGTATTAAAAAAAGATATAATTAAACCTGGCAATACAACTAATGCTAATGCCAAACCTAGATATATATTTTGTGATGCATTTGGTTCAGCTCCAATCAAAGAACTAACTCATCATTATCTAGTCAAGTTTGGTTATACATACAATGATATATTTATTCTAGCTCCATCAGTAAGTTCAGAGTTATCACCAATAAAAGCACTTGCAAATAATCTATCAGCAAATTTTAATATACCAATATTTATTTCAGGATCAGATACAGATAAACTAGATTCAGAAACAATTCAAGGTAAACTAGTATTTGCAACATTTCATCAGGTTAAAGGTCTAGAAAGAAAATGCGTATTGCTATTTGGATTTGATAATTCTTATTTTTATTATTATAAACAAGATGTGTCCAAACAAATATGTCCTAATGAAATTTATGTGGGACTAACTAGATGTTCTGAAAGACTTACAATATTTCATCATTATAAAAAATCATGGTTAGATTTTATTAATCCTAAACTAATAGATACATATTGTTATACAGAACGAGTTAGATCAACAGGTTTAGATCCAGACTTTGTATTTAACCCTGATACTAGAATTTGCTTTAATATAGCTAATAAGCTAATGGCTATGTACTCGTCAATCCAAACATTAAATAAAAAACCCAAGTTATCTGTTACTAGATTACTATCACATTTACCATCTCATATAGTTAATCAAGCATTAGGACATGTTGAAATTATTCAGATAAGTAATCCAGTACCAAAATATAACTCCAAACTATTAAATCCAATAAATCCATTTGATGAACCAGATACTAAAACAGATTTAACTTGTGTAGATCCTCAAGATGATTATTGGATTAATGTAAAATCCAAAGTTGCAAGTTCTATTGGTATAGATATGATTGAGTCAGTAGATGATATAATTGGTACAGGTATACCAATATATTACGAGTATGTAAAAACAGGAAAGATTAGTTTTTTACCTTGGTTAGATCAACTATTTTGGGCTTTAACTTCTGGATCTAGATCAAATAGTTCTGTATATAAACCTGCATTTACCAGATATAAAGAAATTAAAAAAATATCTAGTTTTAATTCAGCGGATATATTTGAACTTGTTGGAATTTATTTGGCAATCTCAAATAATCTAATACATAAAATAGCACAAATATCAAATTATAAATTAGTAACTAAAGACAATCTTAACTTGTGTGTAAAAAGATTAGATTATAATTTAAATCAAAGTCCAGAAGCAAAGTTAAAATTTGAAGAATATATAGAAGCAGATATTCAGATTGATATTAGTGGATTGGAAACTTGTCTAGAAAGAACAATAAATGGATTTGTAGATTGTATGACCCCAGATACTATTTGGGAATTTAAATGTTTGAGAGGAACAATTCAACCGATTCATTTACTCCAATTAGCTATTTATGGATGGGCTGAATGGGAAAGAACGCGAATTCCACACAAGCTTCAAATACTAAATATATTATCAGGAGAGAAATATGAAATGCAAGCAACTCCGACCCAGCTATTCAAAGTAATTGAAACATTAATTAAATATAAATTCACTCCTAGACCTGTACTTACAGATGAAGAATTTATTAATTTGGCAATAAAAATTTAATGTATAGTAATTTAACATAATGTTAAATAATTTTAAACAATCTCCTGAATTATTTAAAAATATACAAATAGTACCAATTGAATATTCTCAATATGAAATATATGCTATTCAAAGATTAAATATTAAAAAAACAAACGCTTTTAATCATTTTGGATATAATTATAATTTACAATTTGATCAATTAGTAAATTATTTTGAATCATTAGGTTCAAATATATATGAAGATTGTATTATATATTCTAGATTAATATGTAATTTAATAAATTTAGTTAGTCAAATAAAATCTAATACATCATGTTGGTTAGTTATTAGATCATCAATACCAAATGATGATTTTAAAATTCCTAGATTTCATAAGGATGGTACATATTATAGTACAAAAGAAAATGAAATAGTACAAAAATTTATATTAACTATAAAAGGTCATGGAACATTAATATGCGAACCAAGTGAACAAGGTCAACAAAAATTTGATGAAGTATTTTATAATACAAAGAATACATTTTCTGATCTAGAAATAAGAGAAAAATTAGCACATGCGTTAATTGACGAACATATACATCAATTAACAAATAATCAAGGATGTTTTTTTACAATAGGTTCAGATTTAAAATCATCAATACATTCTGAACCAAATATAACTCAACCAAGATTATTTATATCAATTCTTCCAGGGACATTTGAACAAATAGAAGAACTTCGTATTAGATGGAATCGTTAGAAACTAATTGACTTTAATCTGAATCTGAATCAAACATTGCCGCTAGATCTGTTGATGATATTTTTTGTTTTGTTTTTTTAAGTTCTGAATCTTGATCATTAGAAGCTCCTTCTTTTCGCAAATAACTTAAATCAGGTTTACTTTCAAATTTAATTTCATGAACTGATTCATTATCACATGTATAATATTCGAGCCATGATCCTTCGGGTTTAAGGTACTTTGCTTTGTATTGACTCATACGCGACCGATGCATCCCATTATACACAGCTAACTGATCATATATCTCCATCATCAAAGGAATATGTTCGTATTCATGTTTTTTTCTACGAAGAATACGTCCACAGCTTTGCAAAACTTTTTTCATCGGGGTTACAATAAATATTGTATCCAAAGTTTTAATATCTATACCCTCACACATAATTTTATATGTGGCAAGAATTATTTTCTTTTGTTCTAGCTCGGTTTTTTGTTCTGGTTTAAGTTTTTTTAAAATAGGACCAGTATATAATCCAATTTGACCAGGGAATAACGGGTTTAAAAGTTCAAAGAGTTTTTCCAAATGATCAACAAAGTGTGATATTAAAACCATTTGTCTATTAGGACCTTGTTCAAAAGTTTTTTGTATAACTTGAACTATCATAGCATTTCGTTGATCAATCTGTGTTAAATTAACTGACATTGGTGTAATATTAGGTTTTTTAGTAAATCGATTTATTAATGGTTTGAATTTTGGGCTATCATGGATACCGAACTTATAAACCTGGATACCTACATCATAATCTAATGATCCTTCCATCATATAACCGACTGGTCCCAAGTACCATTTAAATACTTTGTCTAGCTTATCATCTCGATCAACAGTAGCCGATAGCCCAAGAGAATATGCAGGTTGGAATTGTCTCATTACAGAACTAAATACTTTAGCACCCAAATGATGACATTCATCATAAATTGCAAAGTTAAATCCAGATAATATTTTTCCATAGTCTTTCTTTCCAGTCATTACTGTCTGAATCATTGCAATCACAATATTACAACCTGAAATCTTAACTTTATCTCCTCTGATCCAACCAATTCGTGCTCCATCAACATATTCTTCAATTCGTTCAATCCATTGGTCAAATAGAGATGAATTATGACAAAATATAACAGTACGATATCCTATAAAACATGCCCAAAATAGTCCAAGTACAGTCTTTCCTCCTCCTGTTCTGATCGAGATAATTGATGATGCCCATGGTTTAAGTCTATTAGTTATTGGATCGTAAAATATATCTAACATAGATTCAATAACTTCTATTTGTGGACTTGATTGAGATGAACGTAAATATCCTTTAAATTTTATTTCTGCAATGTATTTTTTTTTATGTACAAGATTGATTTGAGCTTCCACGCCAATATTTTCTTGAGCCCAAAACTTGGGTAGATAAAAGTTTTCATCATCTTCAGTATATACTTTAAAGTAATCAGATTGTCCAAATTCATTATTTAATTCAGGTTTAACAATTAGTTCATCTTGAATTAATTTATCTAGTTCTTTAGATACTATTTTTTTTCTAAGTACATAACCTCGTGAATCTATAATTGCAGATGGAAGTTTAGTTGCTAAACCAACCAAACCCTCCTCCCTCTGGGACCTTTGGTTACGGGGAAGTTTTTTTTTAGATTCTGGTTTTTTCAGAGATATCATTTTTAAATATATAGTGATAAATACCAAGTTAATTTTATATCAATTTTTTATTTATAAAAATAACTTGATATTTATTTTGTTCTTTTATTATATAGCATCACACATGGATAGACTAAAGAATCATATGGACAAACTATTTGCAAATAAAACTTTTACAACTATATTTGTTGTTTTAACAACTGTATTTGCTGCACATATTGCACCCAAGTTACCCAAAAGTATACTCAAAGTATTTAACGCTGATATTACTAAAATTATTTTTATGGGTTTTATTGTTTATTCTGCTAGTAAAAACATGGCAATTGGATTAGTTGCAGCTATTGCTTTAATTATTTTAATGCAAAGTTTAAGATCAATTGAGGACAAAGAAAGAATTATTAGTAAAATTACCCAGTCAACTCAGATAACATCTGATTCAAAAGTTGGAATGATTAATGGACTTCTTGAATCTAAAGAAGTAGAACAAGAACAAAAGCTAGTATTATTTAATAATATAATGCAATCTGCAGCATCAGATAAACATAAATTTAATTCAGGAACATTATTAATCAAATCAGAACCTAAACAAACATCTCAAATAATTGATAAATTATATTCAGGTGTTTCAAATACAACAAATAAAGTAAATATGACAGATAGACTAATTGGTTCTAAAACAATTAAACCAAATCATATCATTAGAGTTGTTAAGCATTTATTAAAATCATCAATTGAAGAAGAAGTTAAAGCTGTAACTATAATTAAAGTACTAAAATCAAATATTCCAAGTGAAGTTAAAATTTATGTACTTAAAAAAGTTAAAAAATCTAATTTATTAATTGAAACAAAAAATATGATTTTTGATCATCTTGAAAATAAATCAAAATCTGAAAATTTTGTACAGGAATCTAACATTCAAATTTCAATAAAAGAAGATTTTATCCAAGATGAAAAAAACCCATATGATAGAATTCTAACTTTTTAGAAACTAATAAAAAATAAAATATCTAATTAGATTATAATGTTAAATATTTTATTTATAATAATAATAGGGTTAATTATAGGATTGATTTATAACCAAAAAAAAGTAAATAAAATAAAAGAAGGGTTTGTATCAAAGGTATCAACTATAAATAAAAGTTTTTTTCCTGGATCAACTTTGATGGATTTAAAACCAATTGATTGGGAATATAGTTTTGATTGGGTAAAAACAGATCCTATTTCATTAGAAAATGAATTAGAATATAATTCAGATATTAAATATATTAGCAAGTTTGCACATTTAGATGAAATAAAATCTAAGTCAAAGATTACATATAATCCAATGGATGCATCAAAACTATATGAAAAAAAAATATTAATTTAATAATATCTAGTTTATATTTAATGCCAAAATATAAATTACATAAAGTACTCATTGGGGGTGGAACAAATTCAAATACCAAATGTTCTAATTTAGGGTTTCCTGATTTACCATCTATTGTTAATACTGATAGATCAGTGACTAAAAGAATTATTGCAATTGGTGATATTCATGGAGACTTGGATCTTGCAATTAATTGTTTAACAGTTGGAGGTCTAATAAAACAAGTTTATGATTTTGACCAAGCTACATGTGTATTTTTAAAGTATAAAGATGAACAAGACCCAAGAATATACAAATGGATTGCTAAAAATACTATAGTCGTTCAAGTTGGAGATCAAATTGATAGATGTAGACCCGTTAGTAATGAATGTAGCGTGAAAGAAGAAACTGTTAACGATGAAGCATCTGATTTAAAAATAATGTTTTTTTTCCATGATTTACATTTGATAGCAATTAATTCACCAGGGTGTGCTGTATACTCTCTACTTGGTAATCACGAGTTATTAAATGTGTTAGGAAATTTAAGATATGTTTCATATCAAGGATTGATAGAATTTGTTTCAAATCCAAAAGATTATACAGAGGGTAAAAAGGGTGAAACTATGAAGATAAATGCAGGAATTCTAGGGAGAACTGATGCATTTGCAAAAGGCTCTTCAAAATTACTATATAAATCAAAAGCAAATATAGCAAATTTCATGGCATGTTCTAGAGTTTCTGCAATTGTTATTGATGGATATCTCTTTGTACATGCAGGAGT